TATTGGTTATAGATTAGCTGAAAGAAATTATGATTTTAATGGAGCTTTATACGCTGCATCTGACAAATATTTAGATTATGACGTAATGAAAGATTTTCGTAAAACTTATAATAAGCAGAAATTTTTATCAATGGATAATAAAATAGGTTATGACCGCTATTTCGTAATTAAGGCTGACCGTAAATCTTTAAATACTGATGTTGAAGAATTAGAAATTGATGCTGATTTTTCAAAAGCGCAAATAACAAAAGCCTTCAAAAAGCACGCAGGTTCTAAAAAGGGGAATAGAATATTAGCTACTAAATTTGCAGAAATTGTAGCATAATATTATAAGTTATTGATTTTGTTACAAATAAAAAATGCAAAAAAGTGAAAAAAACTGTTTACATTTGCTGAGAATTGTGATAGAATATACTTATAAATGATGATGGAGAATATATTATGATTAATACCCGTGAACTAATGACCGAACTTACTCGAGTCTATCCTAATCGTACAGATTTTAAACCACAAGAAGTTATTGATGTTGCTAAAACGCTTGGACTTAAAGCTAGTCCAGTGTATAAATACGTTACATCACAACCAAAAGTAAAAAGAGGTGTCTATAGCTTAACAGCAGAAATAGTACCTTTTCAACAAAAAGAGGAGGCCTCAATGAGTTCTAGTGTATCTTCCATTGTGAATGATGAAGTATTCATTCCAGAAAAGGAGGGTACTTATGTTGCATGGGGCAACTTTAAAGATGTTGAGAAAATTATCCAATCTCGTATCTTTTATCCTACTTATATTACTGGTCTTTCCGGTAATGGTAAAACTATGATGGTTGAACAAGCTTGCGCTCGTTCTAACCGCGAATATGTAAGAGTTCAAATAACTCCTGAGACAGATGAAGATGATCTGATCGGTGGATTCCGCCTCGTGAATGGTGAGACTGTATTTAATAAAGGTCCCGTCATTAAAGCAATGGAACGTGGCGCCGTTCTCCTCATCGATGAAATCGATCGTGGATCAAATAAGATCATGTGTCTTCAAGGAGTGCTCGAGGGAAAGCCAATTCTCATCAAAAAAACTGGTGAGGTCGTTTCTCCTTCATCCGGCTTTAACGTGATTGCTACAGCAAATACTAAAGGCAAAGGCTCTGACGATGGTCGCTTCATTGCTGCGACTATTATTGATGAAGCCTTCCTTGAGCGCTTTACAATCACCCTCGAGCAACCCTATCCTACTCACGCTACAGAAAAGAAAATCATTATTAAGCATATGGAAAAATTCAATTGTGTAGATAAAGAATTTGCTGATCTTCTTACTGTATGGAGTGAAACCATTCGAAAAACATTTGAAGATGGTGGTGTAGATGAAATTATCTCAACTCGTCGTTTGTGCCATATTGTTCAAAGCTTTTCGATCTTTGAAGATCGTCAAAAATCTATTGAGTTATGCGTCAATCGTTTTGACGAAGATACTAAAGAAGCCTTTGTTGACTTATACACAAAGGTTGATGTACAATCAGAAGCGCCTGTGACTAATGAAGGCGCTAGCTTAGACGATATTTTGGAGGCTGCTGTAAGTGATTGATTATAAATTTAACGAACGCAATTTGATTGAAGAATTTCAGTCGTATATTGACTCTACGTATAAGGGTCATTATGCTACTAATAAATTTCAATCTACTGAAGTAATTATTGAACGTGGTCATGGTACTGGTTTTTGTATGGGCAACGTCGATAAGTATTCAAACCGATATGGTAAAAAGGGCTCTCGTGCAGATGCTAGAAAAGATCTGATGAAGGTTCTTCATTATGCTCTTATTCAATTATACATCCATGATGCTGAAACTGCAAAAGAGCAAACATTAGATATTCCTGATGATTTGACAATTGATTTATCAAATAGTGATAGTATTTCACTTTCAGGTATGTACAACGTAGATAATATAGATTATAATAGTATTACAATTGATTTAAATGATGAATCTTTAACTACTTTAACTTATGGAAATTCTATTGATGATGCCACTCCTGAGGAATGGAATCAAGCAGCAAAAAAAGCATATGGGAAAAATAAAAAATGAAACTAAGTGATGAAACTCTTTCAACATTAAAAAACTTTGCCGGTATTAATTCAAATGTAGTTTTGAATCCTGGTAATATTGTTAAAACAATGTCAGAGTCAAAAACAATTATGTCTGCAGCTACAATTGCTGAAGATATTCCAGCACAAATTGGTATTTACGATTTAAATGAATTCCTTGGTGTTGTCAATATGTTTGAAGATCCTGATTTACTTTTCGACAATGAATTTAAATCTGTTCGTGTAGCTGAAGGTAAGCGTGCTGTTAAGTATTTCTTTTCAGAACCTTCTATCTTAACTACGCCAAGTAAAGATGTTCAAATGCCACCGTGTGATGTAACATTTACACTTACTGCAGAAGACATGTCTAATATTCGTCGTGCATCAAGTGCACTTGGTGTTACTGATTGCGTAATTAAATGTCAACCAGAAAGTACACCACAACTTATTGTTACAGATACTAAAGACTCTACATCAAACTCTTATGAAATTGATTTAGATGATTCTGTTGGTGAAGGTGTAACTTGTAACTTTATTTTCAATATCAATAACTTTAAATTTGTTAATGACGATTATGAAGTTTCGATTTCAAACAAATTAATTTCAAATTTTAAAGCGGCAAATACTAATATTGAATATTGGGTTGCCCTTGAAAAAAATTCAACCTTTGGAGAATAATATGGCTGAACAACAAGAACTAGAGCTTAGTGTAGATGATCTAATGAATGCACTTCGTATTTTTAATAGCGCAACTGAACGTGGTGCTTTCAAAGCAAGTGAGCTTTCATTTGTCGGTAGAACATATGATAAATTTTCTAATTTTGTAAAAGCTGCACAAGAGCAACAAGCTGAAGCAGATGGTGTAGAAGAAGTAGAAGAACCAGCACCAGCACCAGCACCTAAAAAAACTCGAGCTAAAAAAGCTCAACCAGAACCAGCAGATGGTGGAGAATTTGACGAGTAAATGCTAATAGAAGTATTAGATAACGTATTTGATGAAGCTATTTCTAATGCTGTAATTAGAAATATAACTGAAAATACACCAAAATGGTATCCTTCTAGAGATGAAACTATAGAAAAAGATAACTTGAGTTCGTCTTATTCCGATACTGGTTTTTTGATGAAAAGCTTTGATATTGGCTATCCTGATGATAATAACGATATTATTAATATAAAAAATAATGTTCTAGGAGATTTACTATTAAATTCATATTTGTTTAAATCTAAATATGAATTTAAAGACTTTCAACTAGGTAGATATCTTTGGAACTACTATAATCAATCTTCTTCAGGAGTCTATCATACAGATTCAGATCATGATAATTACTTTAGTATTTTATTTAATTTACATGATAATGATGGAAGTACAATTGTTGATAATGAAGTTATTGATAGTAAGCTAGGTAGAGCTATTCTTTTTAATTCTAATACTAAACATAAAGGAAATGGCCCAGTCAAATCCAAAAAAAGATACTGTTTAAACGCTGTTTTTACAGCTGATGGCTATAGGTTAAAAAATGGAAATAACCAATAAACTATATTATGAAAAACTCAAATTGGAGAATACACTAAAAATGATAGTAAATAATCCAAAAGATCGTGAAACTATTTTGAATGCAATTAAAGAATGGTCTAATTCTGCAACACGTGTTTCGGCAGAAAAAGATCTTCAAAAAAATATTATTAATGATTTAATTGATAAGGTAGATGTTGAAAAAAAATATCTAAGCAAATTGGCTACAATGTATCATAACCAAAATTTTGCTCAATTTCAGCAAGAACGTGAGGAAATCGAAGAATTATATGAATCAATCACATCTTAATGTGTACTAATATATCTAATTGTGATATAATAAACTTATTAAATTATGGAGTATGTGATGTCAGATTTTCTTTGGGTTGAAAAATACCGTCCTCAAAATATAGAGCAAACCGTTCTTCCTAATTCCCTCAAGGAAACATTTTTGCAGATTGTGTCTGCTGGTGAATTGCCAAATATGCTTTTTACTGGTACTGCTGGTGTAGGTAAGACCACCGTTGCTCGAGCTTTGTGCAATGAGCTCGACTTAGATTATATTCTAATTAACGGATCGGAAGAGGGAAACATTGATACCCTACGTAATAAAGTGAAACAGTTTGCTTCTACTGTTTCACTTCAGGGTGGTACTAAAGTAGTTATTCTCGATGAGGCTGACTATCTAAATCCTCAATCAACTCAACCAGCTCTTCGTGGTTTTATTGAAGAATTCGCGAACAATTGTCGTTTTATTCTTACATGTAATTTCAAAAATCGTATTATTGAACCATTGCATTCTAGATGTTCAGTATACGATTTTGCAATTCCTAATAATGAAAAACCCGAATTGGCTGGTACTTTTTTTAAGCGTGCAACTGAAATTTTACAAAAAGAAAATGTTGATTTTGTACCTGATGCAGTAGCTCAGTTAATTACTAAACATTTTCCAGATTGGCGTAGAGTTCTTAATGAACTTCAACGATATTCTGTGTCTGGTAGAATTGATGCAGGTATGCTTATAAATCTTGCAGATGTTAATATTGCGTCATTGACAAAAGCTTTAAAAGAAAAAGACTTTAAAGCAATGCGCCAATGGGTTGTTAATAATATCGATACTGAACCTCATGCGATTTTTCGTAAAGTGTATGATACAATGAATGAATATATAGTACCACAGTCAATACCTCAACTAGTTTTAATTCTTGCTGATTATCAATATAAAAATGCATTTGTTGCAGATCATGAATTGAATGTGGTTGCATGTATGACTGAAATAATGGCTAATGTGGAGTTTAATTAATGGGATTAATTGTCTATTCAAAAAATAATTGCGCAGAATGTGTAAAAGTAAAAAACCAACTAAAAAACTGGAATATAGAATTCCAAGAAGTAAATATTGACATAGAAATGGAAGCACGCAATTGGATTGTCGATCAAGGACATCGCTCAGCGCCAGTTCTTTATACTTATGATTGGCAACATATTCCGAATCGTGATTTAACTAAAGAAAAGCTGCAACAAATTATTGGTGGCTTTTAATATTTACGGACTTATATTATGAACTTTTTTGATTATCTAAATTCAATTAACTATTCAAAAAAAGATATTATGGTTGACGATATTGCTGAGGACGAATATAATCCCTTTATGGTTAACCGCGGACTTTCTTATTTTCAAGATACTGTAATTTATGCAAATGAAATGAATAAGTATCACCATCTAGACAACCGCCTTCAATTTGATTTTTTTATAAATACCATTAGGAAAAGAAAACGTTACAGTAAGTGGGCAAAAAATACTAGTAGCGAAAACCTAAGTGTAGTGAAAGAATATTATGGCTATAGTAATCAAAAAGCCCAAGAAGCTCTTTCTCTACTTTCTAATGAACAACTAAAAGAATTGAAAAAAAGGATCTTCAAAGGTGGAAAATAATAACCAGCCAATAGATTGGTCTCCAGCGCTTATGCTGGAAATATCGTTGAATGAACCTGATGATTTTTTGAAAGTCAGAGAAACTCTTACAAGAATAGGAGTAGCTTCTCGAAAAGACAAAAAATTATATCAGTCATGTCACATACTACACAAACAAGGTAGATACTTTATTGTGCATTTCAAAGAACTATTTTTACTTGACTCAAAACCTTCAAATTTAACAGAAAACGATATACAACGTAGAAATACGATTGCAACTCTTTTATCTGACTGGGGTCTTATCAATATTATAAATGGTGAAGAAGCAGCAAATGTAGCTCCATTGAGACAAATTAAAATTATATCTCATAAAGACAAACCCAATTGGGAACTTTGTCCTAAATATAATATAGGTAATTAAAGGAGATTCGAATGGCTTGTGAAGATTGCGATCACGAACATAGCGAAAACGAAATTAGATTAAAAGCAGCAATTGAATCACTGCATCATGCAAGAGATAAATGTATGAGAAATAATCTTGAAGATATAGACTATAATGAAGCTACTGAAGTATTTAATTATATTATGGAAAAGGTAAATGGTAATGTCAAATGAAATATTTCATAATCCAGCAAAACCGCCAAATATTGGATATGAATTAAGTCATTATGCTAGACTTTTTAAGGGAGTAATTCCACAAAATGTTTTAGATGAGATTTTAAGTAATATTAAAAAACAAGAATTATCGTGGGAACAACACGTATTTTATAATACTAAAACAGCAGAGTTAGTAGCAAAGTCCGGAAATAAAGAATTAGATATGTCTTTTGATTATTTTAATCAAGATATAATGAATATTACTAGTTCGGTTTTAGGCGAATATATGAAGCAACTTAACTTTGAATGGTTTCAAGGATGGAGTGGTTTTACTCCGCCAAGATGGAACATGTATAAAGAAACTCGAAAAATGGCGTTGCATGCTGATAGAATAAAAAGCATGTTTGATGGAACCATAAAAGGTGATCCAACATTAAGTGTATTATCTTCTCTAAATAATGATTATGAAGGTGGTGAATTTGTTCTTTTTGAAAATGACGTAGTTCCTCTTGAAGCTGGAGATATGCTTGTATTTCCATCAACATTTATGTATCCACATAAAGTTGAGCCAGTCACATCTGGAGTTCGTTATTCTTGTATTTCTTGGGTGTGGTAAAAAAAAATACAAAAAAGTGAAAAAAACTGTTTACATTGCTTAAAAAATAGATTATAATGTAATTAGAAATTGGAGAAATATTATGAAAAAATCTATATTATCATTAGCAATGGCATTATCAATGGTTACTACAGCTTGTGCTCAAGCTGGGCAAACAGTATAT